GGAATAGATTACGTTTAACAATCTCTACCGCCTTGTCGTCGATAGTATTATCTGTTGTGCTTGCATAAGCTTCTAATAATTGAATGATCAAATTCTTCACTGCAGTAGTGGAGAGAAAGGTCATAAGGATGGGTTTGATAATGATCATTTGCTTAGTGGGATTGTTAGTTGTGGTGATTTTGTTACCTGTTCAATGAGTTGTTTACGTTCTTGAAGTTGCTCTATTACTTGTCCAGTAGGTGAGCTTTTGAATTCGATTACTTTCTTTACTGCACATCCTCCAAATAAGAGGACTACAGCTGCGATAGCTAATTTAACTTTCATCTACTTTCTTAGTTGTTTTCTTCTTTGTTTTCTTAGCTGCTTGCTCTTTAGCTTGCTTTGCTATTTGATCACTTAAGGTACTCATTTAGATTGTGTGTTAGTTGGACATTCGTACTCTTGTTCTTTCCAAGGGAGTTTTCTTCCCTCTTTAGGAGTACACTCAGTTTTTAAATACTGCTTGACGGCAGCTTGTTTTTCTTTCTCATACTTAACTATAGGGACAACATCGTTACACATAGTATAAACACGTGTATTTTCTGCTAACATAAAACCTTTTTGTTGGAGTTCAGCACATCTAAGCATACGAGTCAGCTCATAATCAAGCCTCATTTTCTCTTCTTGTCGTTTTGCTATTCGTCTGCATTGTGCTAAACCTTTACGGTCTAATGGAAACATGAAATTTACCTGTCCTCCCCAGTTCTCAGCTATAGTATATGTTCTCTGGTCCATATTCTCATCAAAGGGAACCGTATGATTCCCCATGTAGAATGGACTGAACGTCATAGTACTACCATTACAGCTCACCCCAGAACCATAGTGCTGCCTTGAAGGAGCACCATTATTCTGAAATTGGACAGCTTGGTTCGTTACATTTCCAGTCGCTGCAGCAACGGGATTAGAGGTGTTATTTGTTTCACCTTCCGCTGCCTTAAGTGGAGCTACTGAGAGAAGACTGATAAGGATACAGTAGTAGAGTCCGTTTCTATAGTTCGCTCTATTTCTGTCAGTTCGATTATCTGACTTGCTGCTCGCGTAACTACTTCTAATGAGAAGTCGCTTCCAGCTGTATGGATTGTAAAGACTGAATCTGAGTCTGCTAAGCCTCCTGATGATGCGGAGGTATGGGTTATGTTGTCCCCAGACCATTTGTTTAATGCTGCTCCGTAGGTGGTTGTTGTTATTTCTTCTGTTATGTCTTGAGTAGTTGTAGTTGTACTGTTCATCGACCCTTGCGTAAAGTTGGGGGTCACGATTTCTGCTTTCGCTACTGTGGGTGATGCCAGTAGGAAGAGTAAAAGCCATTTGTTCATTCTTCCTTTTTCTTAACCATAGGACAATTTACGGGTGTTTGTTTGCCATTACCACTCTTATTTCCAGTGGTCAAGCCGAATGTCGCAAGTGCTCCCGTAAACACACTAGCAACGAACGTGATATCTGAGTTACCTGATTTCTTAACCATAGGTAATTCTACGTAGTTCATCGTAATGATGAATCCAGACCAAACCACTACGCCTAATCTGACAAATGTTCCAAGTATTTGTATTTGGTGTTCTTGATCCTCAGCAGCATCTTTCAGCTTTCCGAGGAGTCCTTTTTCTTCTGGCGGTTTTCCTTCCATTTATCGACTTTTTTCTGTAGGAATTTTTGTACTTGTTTTTTAATTTTGTTAAAAAAGGGTGTAGCTAAGGTGGTAGTGGCTACAGCTGCAACAGCTGCATAGGTAGCAGTAGCTACGACTTCTGCTGTTGGTAAAGGTAAATCTATTTTTATTACAGGTACTCTTAAACTAGGTTGCTCAGTTTGAGCTGTTTCTTCATCCTTATTCTCTTCTAGCTCTACTCCCTCTGGAGCTTCCAAATTACCAGGAGGGATGACAATCGGTGGAAAGACTGGCATCTCTGCTGTTGGTTCCTTTAGATTGATGTTAGGCATATCTAAAGCTCTTGGAAGCTTTGAGTTGGAGAGCCTTATGGATGGGATTTCCATTTAGGCGTGGGCGTAGTAGATGTATTTTCGACTACTAGAAGTAGTATCACCTTTACCACCCAAAAGAGTAAATCCAGTTGAACTAAGTGCGGCTACATAAGGTTCACCGCCACCATTGTTTTCCGCTGCACTATTTTCTAAATATAGGTAATCAGTATTACTACCAGCATTTATTCCACGCAAACTATCCATAAGAATCCAATGGCGACCATTAGAGTTAGAGCCAACCCCTTTAATTAAAATAAATCTAGGTTGGAATCCAGTTGTTATTGTGATATTAGATTCTGAACCGTCATAGAAGCCAACCTTACTGACATCAGTGCTGGCGAAGAGCATGGCTACGTGATCTTTATCATTTTGATTCATGTATACCCCACTTCCGACAGTGAAATGAGTAGAGGTCGGTGCGGTTGAGTTCCAATGATCATTACTGGCATTACCTTCAGCATTTGTAGATTCTAGATTTAACCAATATTGTTCTGGGTTAGTACCATCATTTAAACCTTTATGGTAAACAGCCCAACTTTCTTGCGACTCTCTATTCTTCACCCACATCATCTCAGGAGTTTTCGAGAGGCTATGCGGTATTTGGCGACCTGCTGTTGCATTTCCTTTATAAGTCACCACATCAAAACCAGCGTGGCGTTTCCACATCCAGCCTTGACTGCTAGAAGCATAACCAGTCAAAGCTCCTGAGTTTGAATCCCAAACGAAAGAGTTTAAGAAGTCTTCTGCTTCATTGGTATTTGTTTTAACAGTGCTGGTTCCTGTAAGTCTAGATCCTGTGTACCAGTTTTCAGAAGAACCAGGTGCTCTAGCAAACATCATGTCAACAGGGAATCCACTATCAATAGATGGAATAGTAGAACTACCATTACCCGTATCCATAGCGAATACAGACGTACCAAGTTCGGCTGGCTTGCCAACGTATCCATCTGGACGGCGAATTGCTACATATAAGTATTCATCACCACCCTCATTAACTGGGTTATCACTCTTATCAATCTTGAAACCTCTAGGGGTTAATCTTATCCAATCATCTGAACAGCTAGCAGCAGTAGTAGTGCTTGGGTAGAGAACACAATCATTTCTACCACTGGCTATACCTCTCATACTGTCAAATAACATCCAATCTGCTGTTCCTCCAGTTGCCCGTTTTATAAGCACCCACTGAGGCTCCCATCCTATACTATTTATAGTAGGACCATTTGCACCACTACTGTTTCCTATATAACTACCACACGAAATTACGGATTGATCACCTCCCTCTCCAAATTTAAAACCAGCAGGGTCATCGAAAGGGCTATCTGTTGATGCTGTTGGATCTCCTTGAGAGTTGAGTGTTACAGGTGTTACGGTTGAACCTGCTACAGACGAGTTATTACAACATAAAAGTTTGGTGTTGGTTATGTTTGTTAATGGCTCAGTTGTTGGTCTAAATGATGAGGTATAAACTGCTGTTCCTTTGACTACTCTGAAATTACTAATCTTACCTTTGAATACATACGAAGTATTCCAATAACTACCAACTCCTATATAAGTACCATTATAATTATAAGTGTCAGTAGCTGATTTAATTAAGTCGCCGTTTAGATATAACTTTGTAACTCCACTAGCTCTAACAAGAGCAACATGAGTCCAACTTCCATGTACAGCTTTAAAACCTGTTGATATTTCAGCGTCATTTGCAGTAAATTTCCAAGTATCATCAGCAGCAATCCACGCACTAATCGTAGAACTAAAACTGCTAGATGCAAGTCCGCCAGATGTGTCAGATATTTGAAATATACCTGATGCTTTATTATCCCAATTAACCCAACATTCAACAGTATAGTCTCCCGTTCCATCGAAATCAACACTTTTTGCAGTAGCGGCTGTGGACTCACCTCCTGCGAATACGTAGGCTACGTAGGTCATTCCGTTTCCATTAACGGCTGATCCAGTGCTCACCGTGAATGACGATGCAGTAGGTGCGGTGTCATTAAAATAAAAGTCTCCAGCAGATCTCGCAGCATTTGAATTTAATGTCATTCCATAATTTTCGGGACTTGATGAATCTGACCCTCGATGATACACACCCCAATCATAGACACCATCTGTTCTTTTAATCATTATGCATCCAGGGACGCATCCTAAATTATGAGAGATTGTGCGAGCAGTGCTATTTCCAGACCATGTAACAATATCAAAGAATCCAGGTGCTTTGCGGAATGTCCAATTGGAATATGTATAAGTATTTCTATTGACTTTATCGCTTCCACCATCAGCACCTAGAGAAAACCCATTGCTATTAAATGCAGTTAATGTATCTGAATAGTATCCATTACTGGCAGCAGTGGCATCACTGGATGTATATTTATTTACTCCTTGTGCTGTATCAAATAAAGCTGACCCTTGTGCTTGGTTTCGACATTTATTCCATACTAAACCTCCTTTACCAGCTAAATCAATTCCGTTATTAATTGACCTAGCTGACCCATTTCCTGTATAAACGTACGTGTTAAACACATCCTCCATATACGTCTTCTTGCTGGCACCTACGCCAAGATACATTTGTTGAATAGGTGTCATATCAGCTCAACCCCGCACCTGAAACCCAACCTTCTGCTGCAGTTCTAAACCAAATAGTACACATACCTTTGCCAGCTAAAGTTCTATTACCTGTGGATGCATCAGCACTATTATTAATAGTTACGCCACTACCTTGAGTAATAGTTATGTCTGAACCTCCGTAGTTGACAATAGTTACTGCATCTCCTGCATCAAATACTGAGTTGTTTATAGTAACTCCAGAATTGGTATAAATACATTTACCAGCATCAGCAGCGGTTGCTACATGTGCTGATGTTTGTTGATTATGAGGTATTGTCCTTACATCACCTTTTGAATCACGGAAGGAAGCTGCATCTAATCGAGCTGCTGCAATCGTTATATTTCCAGTAGAACTTGCTGTTCCTGTGGTCGTTCCAACGATGAATTTATCTGCACTTTCATCCCAAGCAAAAATTGCATTATCACCAGTAGAACCACGTTCAATAATTATTCCAGAATCATTAGCGTTACTTGAAGCCCCACTATTTAATTCCAGTAAATTATCTGCAATCGTTGTATTTGTTGAAGCAACTGTAGTTGTCGTGCCATTTACAACTAAATTTCCCGACAGTGTGAGGTTAACGGCTGTTGCGTTTCCTGTTAATGCTGGTGCAGCTAAAGTTGCATAATCTCCTATTTCCGTCATCACAAATGCTGTCGTAGCAATCTGTGTTGTGTTGGTATTAGCTGCTGCTGTAGGAGCTGCTGGCGTTCCAGTGAGAGTTGGTGATGCTAAAGGAGCAAAACTTGTAGCTACGAATGCTGTTGTTGCTGCCTTTGTAGAATTATCTCCTGCTGTTGGTGTAGGAACAGTAACCGTACCAGTGAAGGTAGGTGACGCTAACTGAGGAATACTAAGAACAGTTCTTGTTGCATCACCAGATCCAGTGTCATAGATCAGGTTATTTACTTTTAAATCTCCGTAAGCCATGATTGGATCTTGTTTGTAAGTAGTTTAGCCTTTAATAAGAAGGCTGGGAAAATTCTTCCTATGAGTGGACATAATAAATATATTTTTCGTTGTTAGTATTTAGAATACTGGTAGAACCTGATGCCCCTATGTACCAAGTCGTTGAACTTGGAGTCCCTATATGTTGCGATCCACCTTGTGCGGCACTGGTGTTTAAGTAAAGATTTTCAT